CCAGATGCAAATGTGTAACTAAAACCAGTTGTAGGCGTTTGGTAGTCGTAGGCTTGAATCAAGCCGTTTGTTCCGTCAATGATTGCCATGATTATTGTCCAGCAGGTTGTTGAGCAGCAGGTTGTTGAGCAGTTTCAGCAGCTTGTTGAGCCAGTGAAGCGTTGTATGCCTCCAACTCAGCGCCTGAGAGTTCAACTTCTGTGACTTGACCAGTAGCAAGGTCAACGATAATGCGTGTAGGTGTAGTCATGGTGTTTCCTTATTCGTACAAGATGTTGATTGAACCAGCGTCAAAGGTGTCTGTGCCGTTTACGGTGGTAATGCGTACACGGTCAAGTGTGCCTGACAATGTTAAGCCACCAGCACCTGCTGTAATTGCATTAGATGCGGACGCTGTCGTCCCAGTTTGCGACCATGTGTTACCTGTAATATTTACCAAAACCGCATTTCCATAGGCTAATGTTGAAGCGTTAAGGTTTGCATGAACAACAAATCCAGAAGAATATGTTGTTGTTACTGGAGTGCTTACAGGAACAGTGCAAGACCCTGAGTAGCCTGTTGTGGTAAAAGAACCAGAACCTATTTGAATCTGTACGTTGCTACTGCCACTCGTACTCACACCATTAAACATCACAGTAATACGCTTCACCCATGAAGGAATAGACGTAAAGTCAATTGCAGTGCCTGACGTAGACGCAACAGCAGTACTAGAAACAATGTTGGTAGACACGCCTTGAACAGCCATAGTTCCAGTTCCAGCAGGAACAGTAACAGTATTTGTGCCAGCAACAGCAGGAACGGTAAGCGTTACAGTGCCGCTTGTGTCGCCTAATAAAACAACAGAACTCATATTTATTCCTTAAAGGATTACCCAACGGCTACCGCTTGGGATTGTTATTGTTACACCCGTTCCAAGAGTAACAGGGCCAACACTCATGCCACCACTCGATGAATTTAATGCAAAACTAGAAGTAATAGACAAGTTGTTTTGATAGATTACGCCATTAGCTGACGCACCACCTGAAACCCATGAAGTGCCATTATAGGTTTCAGGCAATCCAGTTGTTGTGTTGTAGCCGTAAAGACCAATAACAGGAGCGCTTGGGCGTGTTGTTGTTGTCCAATTAGTCAAACCAATGCCCGTAGCGCCAGCCAAAATGCCACCACTCGTCATTGTTGATACAACCGTAGAGTTGTAATTAAAGTTAAGCGTTGTGCCTAAAGCAGATGGAGAAATCGAAAAGTTACCAAAGGTAGCGTTTCCGTTACCTGGCGCATCTACCTGCACATCCCAAATCAAATTGTTATTTACGTCATACACCTGTTGGCGATATGAGCCAGTTCCATACGCAATACATTGACCATTTGCATCTAGAACAATTGGGTTAGTGTTAAGGGTATTCCCTGAATCATCTTGATAAGTATTTTTAAACGTAGTCGTGTTTGGAATGTAATAGTAAACCTTACCCGATGCCAATGGATTGCCATTAGCATCAATGAATTGTTGTTTACCATTTGGCAGAATTGCGTAAGTCGTCATTACTTGTTCCTCAGATCAAGAAGTGTAGCCTTCTTAGAGTTTTCTTTCATTTGTTTTCTCAAAGCCTCAGCCTGTTTTTCAAGCTGTTTTGTTGTCATGCTTGATTGGGCTTTTTCACCCAACTTCTCACCGCCTAATGTCATCAAAGAACCAATTACAGGCGGCACACCCATTGCCGTAGCAGCAGCTCCAGTTATGGCGGCTCCAGTTGCTGGAAGATTGTTTGAGACAATGTTTCCAAGACGCTCGCTTTGCAATGCAGCACCTTCATAAGCATGAAGACCAGGCATCAACCAACCGCCACGGTTTAAAACATCAAACGCTCTTTGTTCTTTAGGGTCAAAAGAAGATGATATTTTTCCCCAACGTGAATTGACTGCATCATGTACCTTTTTTGCACTCCATTCACCTTTATTGCCTGCACCTTCTTTGTAAACTTCACGGGCAAGACTTCCCTTTAATTCATTCTTGCCGCGATTAGCTTTTTCTTGAATTTCTTTTGGTATATCAAATTCCCATGCTGGCATACCAGTAGAAGGGTCAATAGGCCCACGAATTTTGTCTCTAGAAAACTGATCAAAAGTGTTGTAAACGTGACGCCATTGGTCGTCAGGCATACCATTCAACTCTTTTGACATTTTTTCAAAAGGAGTACCCTTTTTAATCTGCGTGTTCTCATCAATTTTGCCAAATACACGTTTGATGCCAGGCGCGTCAAACACAGTTTTATCTAATTGATGGATTTGATTTCCACGCTTAAATAAGTCGCCACCGCCAGCAGAAAAAATGTCGTCATCAATAGCAGCGTTGATTTCATGAATTGCAGATGCTGTCTCAGGTGTCCATGCTCTGTTTAACGCCTTTTGTGTAGCAACCCAACCATTAATGCTGTTTGGTGCATATTTTTCTTTGGTAATTGGGTCTTTAAAACCAGTTGTTTTAGCCAATTCAATGAAATCTTTAGCAGCTTCATAAACGTGCTTAGTCCCTGCCGCTTTAGCTCCTGCCAATGTTTGTGGGTCAGTCAACAATGAATCAATGTTTGTAGATTCAATAGGGTTATTACCAACTTTATTTCTTGCTTCTTGATATGCATCTTTTTTTAGCGTATCAATGAAACCATGAATACTGTCATCTTTGCCATAAATCAGATCGTTTAGATGTTCTCCACGTTCCGCTTCTGTTGCAAAGTGTTTTGCTCCTGTGTTCTCAATACGCTTTTGAGCATATTCAGATAAAGCATTTTGTTCATTAGCAATCTGTTCTTTTAAAGCCAAACCTCTTGGAGTTGGATTGGATTTCTTGGCTTCTGTGTACTCGTTACGCATCACATCTTCGTTGCGAGTCATTGGGCCAGTTCTTACTTCACCCTTATCGCCAAGAATTTCTTTCATAATAGTGGCGTTTGTTGCTTGTTCAGCAGGAGCCACATCTTGAGCTACTTTTGTATTTTTAAGGATTGGATGAGGGCCGCTTACATATTCTTCACCCGTCATGCCTTTAAATGGCATAGTGTCAACAGCCGCAGCGCCAACGCTACCAGCAGTCGCTTGTTGACCAGTTTGAGCAGCAACTTCAGGAGCAGTCAACTCAGCCGAAGCGCCTTTAATTCCTTTGCTAATAACATTAGTAGCTTTGCCAACAATAGGAGCAGCCAAACCAACGGCGTTTAATGTCTCAGCCACGTTGATAGGATTAGCGCCAGTTACTTGGGCAACTTTTTGAACAGTAGGATTAATAACGTATTCACCAGCAACATTCATCAACTTGTTGATTAAGTTGTGTTCATATGCTGGTTGCTCAAGCGTTTTAGTCATTGCACCAACAGGCTTAAGAAATTTGCCAATATCTGAAGTTGCTGCTACTTGTGCTTGTTCAGGAGTTTCACCAGAGCGCAAACGAGAGAAATAATCAACAGATCGAGCAGCTTGACCAGGCAAACCTGCCACCAAATCTAAAGCGTTAGCTGCAAATGCAGGCGCTTGCTGTTTGACATTAAATAGGTTACTAACCACTTGCTGACCAATTGATGGCTTGGCAGCGTTATCCCATGTATCGCCTTTGCCAGGATCAAATGGTATAGCATTAGCTGTTTGTCCACTAGCAAGTTGCTGTTTATACATCGCATCTAATTCTTGCTGTGTCATCTTTCCTGATTTTTGCTCTTTGTGAGCATCTTCAGAACTCAAGAACTTAGCAAACTCAGAAACAGTCGGTTCAATAGTAGATTGTTCAGACTTTGATAGATCAATACCCTTCATCACTTTGTTAACGTATGAAGTTGGGTCTTGCTTTACAAAACCACCATATTGAGCAACTGCTTTATTTAGATCGCCATTGTTTTGCTCTAACAGACGTTCAAGATAAGTGCGAGCCGCGCCCCTAGCTTCTTTTTCATCAAATGGATTGAACTTAATGCCCTGCTTGTGCATCATTTGCACAGTCTTAGGCAAGAATTGATAAGCACCCATAGCATTAGATTCTTTGTTCAAAGCTAAGTCATAATTATCGCTTTCTGTGCGGCGTAGGTTATCCAATAAAGCCTCTGGAATTTTTGAGGCTTTTTTAGATTCAGACGTTGTGTCTTCTTGCAAAAAATCGGCAAATGTACCCATTACAGACCGCCAGTGTTAACAAGTTTTTCTAAAACAGCGTTTTTCTTGACGAATTCAGCTTGACGCGCTTTCTTTTCTTCAGCGCTCATACCTGAAGTTATGCCCATCAATTCATTACGTTTAGCCATTTTCTCGGCAGGTGTCATGTCTTTGTTATCGTGCAAATTCATCATTTCAAAGAGCTTGCTGTCGGCATGAGTACCCCACAACTCTTTAAATGTGTTCATGTTGTTGTAGCCATGCTTATCGGCAAACTTCTTAGCCGCAGTCGCTTGCATCTCAGTGTTACGCAGATCAGCCTTGGCACGATTAGCAATATCTATCAGCACTTCAGGTGGATAAACAGCAGTTCCGTTAGCATGAGCAAGCAATGCTTTTCCTGCATCTGTACCCATCTCACCGCCTTGCGCTTTCAAGTTGCTGAGTTGCACGTTTGCCAAGTTCTTAGACATTTCCAAATAATCAGGATCATTAGCCCAATTGTGGATGCTACGGATGCCTTTATTCACAACATCGCTGATTACGCCAGTTCCAGGCACTCTTGTAGTTTCTGCTTTGAGTTTGTTTGCTTTGGAAATAACTTCATCAATGTTTCGTGCAGCAGTAGACAATTCTGTCTTGCTACCAACCAAAGCGTTTACATATTTCTGACCCGCATCACGATCTGCCGCTTCCTCAGGCAATTGAGGCGAAATGTCACCAGCCGCACGTTTTGGATATTTCAACTCCAACTTAGGCGTTTCTTCTTTAGGTGGAACAGGTTGATTAGTACCAGTTCCAACAGGCGCAGGAGGCTGACCAGCATAAGTTGCAGGCGTGATTGTTTGAGTGTAAGGATTAACAAAGCCAGGTTGTTTTCCACCAACATCAGCCTGAAATTGAGGCGTAATCATTGACAACGCATTTTGAGCAGTTGAAAGATGCTTAACCTCAGTATCAACCCAAGATTTGAGTTCTTTAGGGTCTTTAGGAACAGTACCAAAATGAGTCATTGCCAATTCAGGCGATACAGTACCCGTAGCAATTGCTTTAGCAAAACCACTCTTAATATCGTCATGCGTAATCTTGTCGCCCTTGGAAGTCCAATCGGCAGCAATAGGCATCATTGCATCTGTTTGTTTACGCAAGTTATCCAACTTAGCTGTATGAGCTTGAGTTTGAGCGCCTTGCATCTGAAACAACTGAGTAGCCATTTGTGGCAAGTTGTAAGCCGCCTGTGGGTCAGCAGCAAGAGCCTTCAAAATAGAAGGAATATCTACTGCGCCTTGCTCGTTTACGTTACCTTGAACAGCTTTTGACGCAGCAGCATTAGCAGCCATTTCTTGCTGCATTTTTTGAGAGCTTGACAACTTTTGAAGAATATCCAAAGGAGCGCCAAAGTTAGGCAAAGTCTGTTTTTGAGGGATTATTGAAGCATCAACTGGCATTTCTAATCCTTAAAATAATGAGGCAAGAGCAGACCACATTGATGTGCCACCAGCAGGCGCATAGTTGCCTAAAGCATAAATTCCAGCAGCTCCTTGTCCAGCACCAAACAAACCAGAAATTGCATTACTTTGAGCATTACCAGCCGCAACTTGACCTGCCGCAGTTGCATTAGCACCAGCAGTTAAATTATTACCCATTGCTGCAGCTGTGTTCATTCCTGCTTGACCAGCGTTTGTAACAGCGTTTCCACCTACACCAACTGCGCTACCAAGATTTTGAAGCATCGTGTTGTACGTCTGAGAAGCCAAACCAGTAGAGTAGTTAGCCAAGCCTTTTTGCTGCGCTCCAGATAGGTTTAAACCGCTTCCAGAAGCAGAATTAGCAGAACTTTTCAAACCTTGTTGAAGGGCAAATTGATAGCCAGGCATATTTTGCAACGCTGCCTGAATACCCGCTTGACCTTGCGAACCCAAACCAAGCAGACTGAGATACTGAGGCAATGCTTGCGCCCCAACATTCATATATGGTTGAAGATTCGTTTGATATTGCTGGAACTGTTGGTTTTGAAGATCAGCAGCATACTTAGATGCAGCCGATTGTGTCTGTGCGGCTTGCTGCGCTGCATTGGCTTGAGCATTAGAGCCAGTTAGGTCACCAATCGCATTTGTAATAAAACTCATTATTCAGCCCCCATCAGAATCATTGATTTGAATTGACCATCTCTTTGGTATGCCTTAGAGATTCGGCCTTCCTCAATGAAGCCGCATCGTTTAGCCAATTTTAACGCAGGAATGTTCCATTCGCCAATAGTGCCAAGGAACTTTTTAACGCCTTTTTTACGCATTTTTTCTAAACTATCCATAAAGAATTCATCCACATTTTTAGCCCCTTTGGTCATGCAAATATGCACTTCTTTCATTACAGGGGAAACATCACGAAACATCACAAAACCATGATCGTTTGTAAAGTAAGTTGCAGGCTGATATTGCACAGAATCTTTTAAAACGTCATCAATCCTGACCCACTTCCAGACTCTTTCATCTTGCATGATTTTGGTAACAAATTCAGCCTCTGTCATAAAACCACCCATCGAGAACCGCTAGAAATAGTCACAGATTGACCAGAAGCAATCGTCATTGGGCCAGCAGACATAGCACTTGAACCCGATGGAATGGTGTAACTTGCAGAAACCGTTTTACTGTTAACGTGAATACCGTTAGTGGCATTGAAAACAGACGTAGACATTACGCCATTGGAAGGATTAACAGTAACACTAGAGTTTACATAGTTGACCGTTGTTGTTCCGCTTGTAGTGGATTGAAACGCCATGTAATAGGTGGCGTTTGTGCTAGTCAATGTGTTTGTAATTGAACTACCACCACCACCAGCTTGCCAACTTGCGGTTGTACCGTTTGACGTTAAAACATAGCCGTTAGCACCAATACCAAGACGAGTGGCGCTGTTTGTGCCGTTACCAATGATCAAGTCACCAGTAGTCGTGATTGGCGATAAAGCATTAAAACCAGCAGCCGCAGTTGTTTGACCTGTGCCTCCTGCCGAAATACCTAAAGTCCCCCAAGTTGGAGCGCCAGTAGAACCACCAGATAACATTGGCTGACCAGATGTACCAAAACCAGATGTTCCAGTTGTTGCCGATGAAGTACCAAGGTTAGTTGTTAAACCAATTGCACCAACTGCGTTGATAACGTGAGCAGATTGACCTGAAGTGCCCCAAGTTAAATAGGTTTTGTAGCCATTACCAGAGCCAAAACTTATGTCTCCGTCATGGCCTGAAAAATAAATCCCGTTATTTATTGAATAAAAGTCTGCAAATGTACCACTAGCAGTAAATACAGACGAATTCATGCCGTATTCAGCATAATATGTTGAATCTGTACCTAAATCGTTACTTACAACGTAATTAGTAGATGCACCAGAAGTACCTGATTTGTTTTGAATGACGGTCTGTAAATAGTTGTTAGCTACGGTTGCACCAGATGTAAAACCTGAATTACTTGCATTAAAAGTTAAGTTAGGTGTTGTGCTTGTCGTTGAGTTGACAATCAAAACAGGTGCTGTCAATGTTGTCCCAGAAAATGTAAATCCTGAGTTTGATGCAAACGCGCTTGTGCCATTTCCGTAAGGAATGTAACCAGCAGTCAATGAAGTTAACCCAGTACCGCCATTAGCAACTGCAACAGTTCCCGTCACGTTTGAAGCTGTGCCTGTTGTGTTTTGATTCAAAGTAGGAATGTCAGCAGCAACAATCGCTCTAAACGTAGGAGCGCCAGCAGAACCATTAGGTGCTGCAAGAAAGTAATTTGCTGTCTTACTTGCGTAAGGATTTTGTGTATCGCCATAACTAGCAGCCAAGCTAATTGCTGGAGTTGCACCACCTGAAGAAACAACAGGAGAAGTTCCCGTTACAGATGTAACAGGAGCAGTTCCACTAGACGCAGAAGTAATTTGCCCTTGGGCGTTTACCGTAATGGATGCGTTTGTGTAAGAACCAGCCGTAACAGTCGTATTGGCAATAGCAATTGTTATAGGCGCAGAGCCATTAAATGACGTACCGCTTAATCCTGTGCCGATGGTTAACGTGCTGGTTGTTGCGGCAGTTACAGTTGTAGAACCGCCCAAAGAAACAGAGTTGCCATTGATTGTGATCGAGCTATTACTAAGAGCTGCATTAGGAATTGCAGAAAAGTTAGTTCCAACTAAAGTAGGAGAATTAGTCCAAGTAGGCGTAGAAGCACCACCAGAAGCTAAAACATATCCTGAAGTTCCAGCAAGACTAAATGCGTAAGCAGTACCAGTCCCATAGGCAATAGCACCAGCAGTAGGAGTAGCCGTTCCATTTGTACCCCCTTGAGCAACTGCAACCTGACCAGAAGTGATCTGAGATGCTGCAATAGCAATAGTTGTACTTCCAGACGCTGTCAGTTGACCTTGAGCGTTTACCGTGAAAGTCCCAACGCTAGAAGCAGAGCCATAAGAGCCAGCCGTTACTGCGGTATTTGCTAACGCAATCGTACCTGTGCCTGTGATTGTTCCACCACTAAGACCTGTACCTGCGGTAATACTCGTTACAGTTCCAGACCCTTTACTATTAAAAGTATTCCAATCAGTTGAACTGAGATAGCCGCTAGTTGTAGTAGTTGCTTGTGCAATCGTAAGGTTAGGAGAAGCTCCACCACTTGAAGCCAATGGAGCTGTTGCAGTAACAGATGAAACACCAGAAGTAGAAAGAATTTCTTGCTTAATGTTTCCTGAGTTGGTAACTACTTGCCAACCACTACCATGTGTGTAGGTTAGTTTGTCTTGGCTTGCAAGGGTAACAACAATCTCGTTGTAAGCAGTCGCTCCATCTACCAATTGAATAGTTACAACAGCGCTTGCCGTGTCCGTATTAAACACGGTTAGCATATCAATATCACGAACAGTAGACGATGCAGGCGCGTTACAGATCGTCACGGCTGTCGTGTTATTAGACAAACTAAGCTGAGTAGCACCGTTGTAAGTTGACGCTGTTTGATCTGAATAGCAGACAGTTACAGCCAATTGTGAAGTCGTGACAGAGCCGCTAAGAAATAGCTTTAAAACTCTTGTTGTTGTATCTAATCTAATCATGATTTATCCATGTCGTGCAGCAAATGCAAGGGCAGGAGCGCTAGAACCACCACCACCAGATGCAGATAACGTACCACTAGCAAACGTCAAATTTGCACCAATTGTCACATTAGAAAACCCGCCATTTCCATCCCCGTACAGAATAGAAGTCCCAGATGTAGGAGCCGCATAGTCAACACCCGCTGTGGCAGCAGATAACGTCAATCCATTACCTTTTGCCATGCCGTTTACCGTAGTTTCAATCGTTAAAACTGGCGCGTCATTTACAACATCAACATAACCAGCAAAACCATTGGCTGTGCTAACAGATAAACTTATCAGGAATTCTTGTAATTGAGTCAGCGTCAAAGACGGCGTAAAATTACCACCTGTGCGCTGATACAACTGCGTTAGAAACATCAACCAAGGGGTCGTGATATTTCCGTTCCCATCAAGAAACTTGATGTTTACGTTAGGAACATTGGAAGCTAATTGCGTCATTTTCTATTTGGCTCTGCATCAATAAATGCGCCAGAAAGAGCAGTTTTAACAGGCTCAGACCATGAAAGCTCAAACACTCGATCTCTTGCCATGCCTAAACGCCACCAGCTAATTGAAGTCAAATAGCGCCCCTCAGACCCCATTGTTTGTCCAACTGGGTTGCCGTAACTTTGACCACGGTTGTCAGACCAACGTAAGTAAACATTGACTGGTTGGTTTTTGTTTCCATTACCAGATTCCATTTCGGCAATGAACTGCTTGTATCTCACGCGATCAGACATATCATCTTCTTGATGATAAAAGCCTCTCACCCGCGTAATCGGTGTTCCATTGTCGGTATAGTTATTTTGGTCTAGAACGTAAAGATTGCCGCTTTTGTAGTCACCAACAACCAGCAAGTTGTTCCAAAAGGCAAAACAGTTAGACAAATGACGGTTTAAATTACCATCTGAATCAGTTGTAGACCATTCACTCCATTGCTGGTTTGAAAGGTCATACATCCATGTCTTATTTGCTGTTGGAAATGTCACTACATAGAAGAAATGCCCATTGATCTCATATGTGTATCCAATGGCATCTGAAAGCGTAGAGTAAGTTTGCAATTCTTGGTCAATCGCAAACGTACTAATCTGAATAGCAGAGAAATTCTGTGTTCGGCAAATGTAAGCCTGACCTTGTGGCGATTTTGCAACCCAATAGCACTCTCCATCCATCTGAGCAATGGAATTGGTAGCAGCACATCCGTATTGGATAAACGAGCCAGGCATCTCTTGGAATGGAAAAACAGCATTACCTGAGTTAAACCAAACCTCTGTGGTTACTTCTCCAAAGAGATAAATATAGCGGCGAGCAATACCAATACCAACAATGTTGTCAGAGAATCCAGACTTTGAAGCATAGTCAACAGGGTCAATTTGTATGGAATTATCAAGCGAGATATACCATTGGTTAGTGTTTGGTCTGTTAAACACAAAGAAACCATCAACATAATTGACTTGGTTAGACCCATAAAATCCACCTTGATCACCACCTGCGCTGTTATCAATAGGCGCAAGCGTATTGGTTGCCATGTTGATCGTATAGCCACCATAGTTGGTTGATGAATTAAGTGTTCCATCCACCAAAAACACATATTGACCGTTATCTACCATTGAGACTTGGCCTGTGCTAGTCTGAATCGTGCCTAAGTTTTGAATACCAAAATTAGAGTTAATCACATAGACGTTAGAACCGCATACGCCATATAGCGTATTGTTTGTAGTGCTGTAAAGACCGCGCCAAACACCGCCAAGTGGAGCAGTAGCAAGCAAGGTAAGGCCTGGCGTTGGGTAATGTGTAAATGGAAAAACCGATGTTTCAGGGTTTTTCTCCATAAACAAATTAATACACCTCTGAGCGCCAGCAATGACGCTTTTGGTCTGATATGCGCCAGTTACTAGAGCAACTTTACCCATTATCCAGCGCTCCCAACGTAGAAGTCACCATAGATGTTGTACGCACCAGACTTGCCACGCAATGCAACAGGCATATGCAACAAAGGAATCTGGCTGTTTACTTCTTCAATTGCTCGCATTGATGCTTCAGCATACCCAGTCAACTCTGGCGGAATAGGAACACCATAAACAACACACAAACGGCGAGCCAAGTTCCAATGCAAAGCATCTAAATACTCAGGTGGCAAGATGATTTGGTCGTTAATGGTATTGAACTTTTGCAGTTGAACCATTACGCTCAAAAAAATATCATACTGGCTGTTAGGCAAAGGCCAAACATAAATGTTACCAATTGGGTAACCAGTATCGTAATAGACGTATTGCGGGAAAGCGTTTAGCTTTTTAATTGAAATACGGTCATAGTCCTCTTGTGCGCGTAAGACCTGCAACGGGTAGTCAACAGGCAAAGGCGTATTGGAGTTTTGACGAAAGTATCCAAATTCGATCTTAACTGGTCGAGCAATATCAAAGTCTTGACCTGGCCCAATCGTATACGACTCTTGACCAGTTGCCTGCTTTGATACCGTCACCAGCTCATAAACCATATAACGGCGGCGCTGCCATTGCGCCATCATCATATTTAACTGATTAAAGGCATCGTTCGTGTCTTGCGCCAAAGGCGTTTGACCGACACCAATAATATTAGCTGTCTTGAGTGCTAGGCTGATTATGTCCGATGGAGTTGTTGGCAGTGGTTGTGTCATTTTTTGGCCTTCCTCGCTTCGGTTTCTCAGCTATTACCTCAACGGGCTTTTCCGCTAGGTGTAACTTTTCTTCTTCCTCGTTCTCAACAATCAACTGAGTTCCATCAGCTTTTGTAATCCAACGGGGATATGGTTTGTAGACATATACAGGAGGAAGCACAGGCTTCCCCCTATAAAATTGCTCGATTTTCATAGGGGGATAGTCCTCGTTTAGACTACGTCAGCCACAATGCAAGACCATTCAGGCTTGATAGCCGCATAGCCGTACAAAATGTCCATACGAGTGATCAAGCTGTCTGACATAACGTCATATGCTTCGATCATACGCAGGCTAATACCGTCGAAGTTAGCGCGAGCAGCTTGCACCACACCAGCAGTAGGCATTTCCAAATCGGCGGTTGCCAATGTGAAGGCTTCTGGATAGTAGGCCAAGTTTTGACGATATTGTGAGCCAGCAGGCATCACCAAGCTGATTGCAGCAGAATCAGCAGGAGAAGCAGTCACAGTGTTAAATGCGGCTGGAGCTGGAGTGATAGCAGGATAAATTGGGATGCTAGTAGCACCAGAATTCACGTTAGCAGTCACAACGAACTGACGCAATTGACCTTGAGATTGGCCTGTCAAACGGTTGATAGCGTAAACGCCAGCAATCGTGATGACATCGCCTTGCTTCAAAGTACCAGTAATGGCATTGGTGGTCAATGTAGTACCAGTTTGGCTTGCACCGTTAACAGTACCAGCACTAAAGCTACCCACGGTGTGAACTTGGGTAGTTTGATCATACATCCAGTCAAAACCGAGTGTATCTTTGCTGATAATGCCAGTTTCGTATTGGTCGCCAATCTTGACTTGTGGGTTAAACAAGCCAGCCAAAGAAGCAACAGTACGAGCCTGAGTCACAGGGTCAAGAATAATCTTGCGATCCATGCGAGGGGACAAGTTTTGATCGAGAGCAGAACCTGCGGTCAACCAAGTAGTAGCGTTAGGGCTAGACAAGGTAGAACCAGACAAGTTAGAAACGATGTTAGCCGATTGGCTTGCCACGTTCATCAAGTCAGCAGCAACATAAGCAGCCAGACGGTTCACAGCGGGAGCCAAAATACGCTCGCTGAAATCATCCAATTGCATAGTTTTCTCAGCAGTACCAAACGAAACTGGCACGTTTGCTTGTGTTGCCACAGTCAAAGAAGTGTTTTGTTCGTTAGTACCTTGAGGGGTAATTGCTGCACCTGTGCTAACGGTGTAATCGTTAGGCAAGCGAACGCGCAAAGTGCTACCAATTTTCGCACCAGTACGAGCGAATTGATCGTCATATTGGCGAGAAACAGTACGGAGGAAGGCGTTGGATTGAGTAAACAGACGCACCGCTTCATTGGTGATCTGGTTAATCGTTAATAGCGAATTCGACATGAAATTCACTCCTTTTTGAAAAAGATTAAAAGTTTTGCTTTTAACTCTAGCCTGGAGTTTTTGATTTAACGGCTCAACACAACAAGTTCTACGGCCTGTTTCTGCCTTAGTAAACATTCTACGGCAGAATTTAATCTGCCGCAAGAATTAACGAGAACGCTTGGTTTTATTGCGCCATGCAATCCATGCTTGGGTATCGCTCATGGGTGGTTCTGTACCGCCAGAACTAGCAGACGAACCCCCACTCACTTCACCGACAGGGGCAGGCGCATTTGATCGTTGTTTTGACAATTCTTTAGCGGCTTTAGAGCTTAGTTTTGTCATCTCAATGCCCATTTGCAATGGATTCAAATTAGCTATACGGATAGCATCCGCTACGTTATCTGAACGACCAAGGAAAACCAACACTTTCTCTGGGTTAGGGATTTCAGCCAATGCCTTTAAAAAGTCATTAGACTGAACACCAGCCAAGCTCAAATTAGAGATGGCTCGGTCATATTCTTCGCCAAATTGCTCTTTTGCAGTTGATTCAATCTGCCCCATTTTTTGAATGAAAGTCTGTTCACTCAGTCGTTGGTCAGCAATCTTTTGTGCAATAGCGTAAACATCCTCTGGCGATTGAGCCGTAGGAGCTTGCTGGCTAAAAGATTCAATTTGGGCTTGCAATTGTGCTGCACGTTCTTTTTCAGCGTTTTTCTGAGCTGCTAATTCGCCCATACGTTTACGCGCCCAATCGGGCAGATCGTGATAAGAGTCTTTTTTCGGCTCATTGGGGGTTTGAGCTTCAGGTTTAGCTTCCGCTAATTGTTCGATTTGTGATTCAGGTTGGTTTTCGATTGTTTCTGACATAGTTCCTCAACTGGTTATAGTAGGGATTTCTTGGGCTAACACCTGTGAAGGGTCTAGATAGTCGGGGTTAATATCCTGACCAATATTGGTGGCTCCTTCGATTTCCTCCACCATCTTATCAGTTATCAATCCCACATCCTGTGGCTTCACATCTTTGATTAGCACCTTCAAACGGTCTGTTTCCGCTTTGAAAGCACCAATCAAATCTCTGCGCTCGTTTTCTAAACGGATAGCCAAATGATTCATGGCATCCATATCGAGGCGTTGTTTCTCCATAGCCTGTTCAACCTTTTGATCAGTCAAGGCTTGTTGCATTTCTTGAATTACTTGCTGTGCTTGTTGGAGCTGCTGTTGCAGCATCATCTCTGCATCGCTTGGCCCTGTACCCAAAATTGAGGCAGGAATCCAGTTACGCATACGCTCTTGTAGCTTGTCAGCGTTGGGGAAGTCAGCAGAACCCATATAAAGATCACCAATAACTTGAGCCAATGCTGGCTGAGAAGCCAACAGCTTAGTCATTGCATCAAACGATGCTTCACGGCGGGTGTCATAGTTCGGACCAACTTCAGCCACTACGTCATAAGTACCCACAGATGGGTTAAAGATTACATCTACTTTACCTTCTTCTTCATCTTCAACCTTCTTCATTGGTTGTTTGAGATTAGGGTCTAGCTGAATCTTTTGCTCTGTGCCATCTTCGCCAACGATGCGAATAATGCGTTTAGTATCGTAAATCTTAGGAATCAAATCAATCAGAATCTTTCCAGTAAATTGGATAGCCATGTTCTGATTGTCTTGGAAGTGGAAAGTTACCCGTTCACCTTGGTTAACTCGCTTCTCAATAGAAATTCCGCTTAATTCCTGAGACTGTGCGCCAAAAGTCTGGTCGTATTGACCAGAAGTCATCATCAACTCTTGCGCTGCTTGTGCCATGCCATCCATATACACAGGGGATGAGGCAGGGGCTTGTTGACGAGCAGGGTTTGGAATCGGGTTTCCTTGCTCGTCTGCATGGTTATATGGCAGGTAAGCATGGTTCTCTGTGTTTGCAGTCGCCCAATAGTTTTCCAAGCCTTCAATGGCTTCAACTGGAGCCAAATAAGGGGTCTTAGATTGCAATGCACCATACTCTAAGGCAGCGGCAGCGTTGTAGTTGTAAGCGCGTTGGGCGTCTTTCATGTAGCGAACCAAGCCCTTGCGGTCTAGTTTGCCTTCAAAGTTAATTTCCTCGCCTGGCACTCGCACGATAGGCACATATTTACCTGCCCATTCGCCTCTTTCCAATACCGTATTGCCACCAATAAGATATTTCTTGATTAAACGCTTATCAATGCGGCGGCGCTCAATGTCTGCACCCAACTTAATAGCCTCATTGAGCATTTTTTGCTCATCTTTGCTCAGTTGTGACTGCTTCTTGTACGTCAGACTTCCATCTTCGCTTGGAATAGCGTACAGCCATTCCTTCTTTTCTTCTACTTCGTAATACGTAGCAACACGAACAACGTCTTTGGTAATCCAGTTTTGGTTACCTTGGGGAGAGATAGAAGGCAGCAGCGTATTTGGGAAACGGCGGCGAAACTCCTCACGTGGAATATCCTCATAGATAAAACCATATTTAGCGTCTGAACCATCACGCTTCTTAATGTGCGGGTCAAGGTAAATTGACATTGTGTCAGGAACTTCTTTAATAAAGATTTCCTGATCAAAGCTGTTATCGTCTGAGTAAGCAGTCGTAACAATCCAATATCCAATACCACCGCCAACTTGCGACTCTGCTGCCATGTCATAAGCGACTTTAGCATTAGAGATGTACTCAATGTGACGAACGATACCTTCAAAAACCTCTGCGGCTTCATAAGTGGCTTCGTCATTTGTGGGATGAACAGTAACGCTTGGCTTGTTGGCCTTTAAGTTATTAACAACATGAAGCCAATGTGTGTGGGTCTTGTTGATTGTCACCATCGGCTGAGTGTTCAGGCGGCGGCGAGCCTTTACTGCTGGCTCCCATTGATCTTGGTTGTCTGAGTCAGCAAAGAGAAAGCGCATATCTTCACGAAAGCGCTGGCGGGTATCCTGTTCCCAATCTAAACAGGCTTTGAAATGCTTTTGCGCTCTTGCGACAATATCATCATCTTTTTCATTTGCCATATTTACATCCAGTAACCAGAAGATCGAGAAAAGTTATTTATCGGACGAGTTTGCAGTTTTGTCTTGTCTTTTTCACGATTTCTCAACATACCAGGGAACAATTCCGTCAAAACCCATATCCAAGCATCAGCTCGGTTAGGAGATTTCGTTCCAGTGTATCCATTTGTTGAAAATCCTGACAATTCTTCTTCTAAATCAGCAAATCGACCAACGTGACGGATTTTACCTTGTTCGTATAAAGATGCAAACGGTTCTGCTCTTACAACCTTACCTCTTGTCGCAGAAACAGCCTTGAAGTTCGTCTTTGGTCTTGCTGCCTGAATCACAGCCTCAACCATAGCCCCGCCGTAGTTTGTTTCGCCAACAATAACGTCAGCTTTATGGCGATCAAAAGCAGAAACTGCCATTCTCCCCCATGTCGCAGGCCCAGCCTTCACCGTTGCATCTTCTAATAGGTAAGCATTGCCATCAACGCCAAGCCCACCAACCACAATACCGATAGCATCAGCGTCAGTGTTATCGGTGTCTCCAGCTCCAGACGGGTCAACCCCCACAATAATGCGAGCCATATCAGGAAGATCATCAGGATTAGCCCTCCATTTATCAATCGGCTCGTCAGGGAATAGCTGATTAGGGTTTGCATCGGTAAATTCACCCTCTAAGAATCGTTTACGCAAACGAGCGCTTAGATTCTCCAAAGTGTTTAAGTAGTCATCAGAAAGGTTTGCTTGGTTATCTCTAGGGTTAATCTGGAAATAAGCGTAATCCTCTGAATTTGAAATGTTTATCTTGGTGTCAGGGTCACGCTTTAAAACAAATAACTGGTATGTCCAATGATTTTTATTAGGCGGGTTGCAGTCAAAAAACATCCGAGGCTTGAGTAGTTTAGGCTCTTTACCCTCAATTTCTTGCATTACCTTCTGAGCCAGACGGGTGATGGCTATACCCACAGGCTGCCAACTGATCTGGCTTGATTCGTTTAGGTAGATAGTGGCGAATTCCATACCAAGAATCTTCTCTGTGCGTTCCTTGTCATCAAGACCACCAAACCAAATCTCTGAGCCGTTCTCAAATTTAACGAACCAGCTTTGTTTATCTAGTTTGTACTCAACTTCAGGAAAGCACAGCTTCATCACCTTTGGGAAAGTATCGTAGACAATGGAGTTCACCACATGGTTAAAACGAAACCGCAAGATTGCGTGGCGGCTTCCACCTGCTTTAAGCGCACGAATGATGATCTGTCTAACGATAAGGAAAGTCTTTCCTGACCGACTGCCACCAAATAACATGATGTACTTAAAGTCAGCCGATAGAACCCTTTGCGCTTCGATTTGCTTTGGGGTTAGTTTCATGCTTCTGCGTCTAAGTCATTCATCGCTACGATACGAACAGGCCCACCATTTGAGCCTGTCAGTTCTTGCTCGGTCTTGTCTTTCCATCCAAGCACGTTCTTTGATGTGAAGATAGCAAATGCTTGTGCATAAGCACCTGATAAAGCGCCTTCTACGAGATTTGCCTCTTGATATTCCTTAGCTTTTTTATAAGCGTAAGAAAAATCAGGATAGCGTAAGGTTTTATCTTCGTTCTCTTTAGTTGCCCAATCATGCAATGTTTCTCTTGTAACACCAATGTTGCAAGCAAAGCGAGCAAGCGTAGGGAACAAATTAGGGATAGGCTTTACTTCTTTGACGTTTCCTGCGTTATCTCTTACTTCAAGAATGTTATAAGCGGGAATACTAAAGTAATCAAGCAATTCTTGGCAATATTCTGGCTTGTAGACGGTAGGTCTTCCCATTGTATTTTTAGCCATGTTCTAACTCCGTGAAAAACTCAAAAGCATCTTTGCGCTTTTTATCCATTAGTGATTTATCTTCTATCTGCTGATTCAGTCTGTTGGCAATTCTGTCAATATAGTGATACTGGATATTGTCAATCAATGTATCCCATCTCACAACAAACGAATCAGTAAGAATATCGTAAGTAAAGACTTCCCGCATCTTTCCATCCATCACATGACGGAAAAATTTGGGGTCTGGCAGTTTAAGACTTGTCGCTTCCATCTTCTTGGAAATAGTCTTTTGAAGGCATATTTTCTGCTTTGAATTGGGCTAATTGCAAGGCAGCTTGTTTGCCTAACTTTAAAACCAATGCTTCGACTGATTCCATAGGGAGCTTACGCAATCCCATAAAGATCAAATCCGATTCCTGAATTGTCAAATCGGAGTAAGAGAGGTTGATTTTTTCGATGTTCATTTCAGTTTCGGGTAGTGTTGAAAGCGCCAACGATGCGGTAGCTTTCTGATAACTCTTGAATCCAAGTTAACGCAATGGCGGCGGCTATACCATCACCAATTACGTTAACCTGAATCTCGTCATCATCCTTATTCGCTTGAATAAAGATTTGGCAAGTCGTTATTTCTTCTTGCGCTTTGATTTTTCAGCCTCACGCTTCTCTGAGTACGCAATCGCTACGGCTTGACGGACAGGTTTCCCTGCCTTTACCTCGGCTTTAATGTTCTCTTTGAAGGCATTTTTTGAGGTCGATTTCTTCAAAGGCATGATTATTGACCGTGAATGATCGTAAAGTTCAAAACAACGGCTTCGCTCAATGAACCTGCGCTCACGTTACGAACAGAAATTGTTGCTGTGCCAGTAGTCAAACCGCTAACCCATGCGTTATATGAGCCAGCAGTACCGCCAGACACAAAGTTAACAATGATTACGTCACGGACTGACAACAAACTATTGTTCAAAGTGAAAGAAACAGTAGTTGTAGCAGCCAAAGCCGCATTGTTCATCGTGATTTGACCGCAAGATGTATTGACAGTCACAGCAGTTGATTTGCTAGTTGCTTGAGTTACTGTGCTTTCAGCATCCAAGGCATAACCAAGTTGCTGACGAGCAAAGCAAGTGTCGAATGTTGGGTCGCTGACCGCTACGCCTGTATATGACATAGAAACCTCTTATTTAAGTTTGACTTTTTGAAGCGCTTTGAGTTGAGCATCAGCCTCGCGCTTGGCAGCAGCCATGCGAGCGCGATTTGTCTCAATCTCACGGGCGCGTTGAAGGGTACGCAAGTCATCTTGTGCTTGCCACTTAGGGTCAGGCAAAGCCATTGCCATAGTGACTCTCGATTTAGCTGAAGACTTGGTAGCCATATTATTTGCGGTTACCAGAGTTAATGCCACCTTGAGGCAACATAGGAACACCGTTCACACGAACTGGCTCTTTAGTTGGGCCTTCTGGTGGCTCAAAATGATTGCGGTCACCAATACGGCAGCCGTGAGCATATTCAACAGCAGCCTGCAAGTGGCCTGTGTCATGGAGGCCATCTTTAGCTTTTTTGCTACGTTCGGCTTTGGATTCAATTGGCAGTTCTTTCATGATTACTCCTAGGAAAAGAAAGGATTTCGCACCTTACGATTATCACAAAAAGCCAAGAAAAGTCAACCGTCTATTCGGTGATTCGGCTAGTCAGGGCAGAAAGCTGGAAAATTCCCTGAATCTCATATCCTAGATTGCCAGCTTAACCAGTTGACAATCTATTGTAAGGTGTTGGCAAAAAAAAGACACCCCAGGTGGAAATCGAGAAACACCTATGCCTCAATTCTGCCAACGCTTAGATTCTAAACAATTTTATCTTGTTGTTCTAGTTCTTTAGGCCACTTATCTTGTCGTTTTAACTTTGCCACAGTCTTTTGGTAAGCCATTTGCCACAACGTTCTGCGCTGTTCCTTGTTGAGCCTTGCGCCTTGGTCTAGTTCCATGTGGCATTTTTGACACAAAGCAGCCGTGAACTCGTCACTTGCCTTGATTCCCCTGCCCTTGCCGTGTTCAGCCGAATTGCTGTGGGCGGCTTGGGTTTCGCCTTCTATGTAGCAGTTTTGGCAAGGTAGGCTAGCTACATTCTTTAAGTGGGCTTTGCTTCTAAAGTAATTAAATTTGGGAATCATCATAAAAAACTTACCTGTTCTTGTTTTGGCTGTTCAATAAACATATCAACCTGTTTGCTGGCTTGCTCTATGCGCTTGCAAGCAATGTCAAAGTATTTTGGTTCATGCTCAATGCCTATGAACTTGCGACCCATCTGAATTGCGGCTACGCCTGTCGTTCCGCTTCCCATAAATGGGTCTAGGATGGTTTTACAAGCACCCATCTGCTCAATCGTCCAAGTCATCAGGCGCACGGGCTTCTGTGTCGGATGCTGTGCTCCGTCCTTCATCAACTCCACACGGTTCATAGTGCAGATGCGAAGCGCCGATTGCAGGCTTGTCCACGCAAGTTCGCCATCAGACTGATTGATGCGTTGCCCTTTGTCCCAAACCAGCCAGCGCATAGTTGGCGGCAAAAGGTCTGCAAAGTAATTGCCACCCCACATGCAGTGCTTATCTGCTTTAGAAAGGATTGCCGCAAAAACTTTCTCAGAAGGCCGCTGGCCATCCCATCCAAGAAACTCGTAGGCCTTACGTCCACCGTTTCCGCCTGTAGTTCGCACTTGACCGTCTTTGTTAATCCCATAAGGCGGGTCAGTAATCACCGCATCAACCTTATCTAAAGTTGGCAGAATGTCCATGCAATCGCCCAAATAAAGCGTTGCGTCACCAATTTCAACTTTCATACAATCTCCACAACGTCTTTTCCGTGACTTTTAATGTAATTGGCTGTTTTCTGAATCATTTTTTCGTATTCTGACCTAGCAATGCTAGTGCGCTGAAGTTCGT